GCACCAGTACCTCCATCAATCCTCACTACGAGCAGCAGGTTGGCGACGACCAGTAAACTCTACCAATCACACTTCAGGAGATTCTTAAATGGCAAACGTAAACAGCCCTCGCGGCTTTGTTCCAGTCCGCTACCTTGATGGTTCGGCATGGAATGGTGCTACGAATATATACTACATTCCGGCCACTGACAATACGAACCAGTACAACGTCGGTGACCCTGTTAAATCTGCGGCAGGAGCTGATGCAAACGGCATTCCGCAGGTGACGAAGGCGCTCGGCACTGATACTGTTCGCGGTGTTATTGTTGGAGTGCTGGCATCGAATCCGAATGGCCAAAGTCTGGTGGGTACGACCTTGGACTTGGCTACGCAGAACATTCCAGTCGCAAAAGCCCGCGACTACTATGTGCTGGTGGCTGATGACTCTTCCATCGTGTTTGAACTTCAGGACGATGGCCTGAACGTACTCACCGCCACCAGTGCCAACAAGAACGCCAGCTTTACTGTGGCGAATCCTACGGCGCCTCAGCAAAACTCCGCAAGTGTGCTGAACACCGCCAGCGTGGCTACTACCAGTACGTTGAACTTGAAACTGTTTGGCCTGGCCCAGAAGCCTAATAACGCCTTTGGCGCATATGCTGTCTGGAATGTCATATTCAACATGCATGAACTGCGTGGTGCTGTTGCTGGCGTGTAATCGCCTCCCAGCTCGCGTCTGTCTCTCAATCCATTAAAAGGAAATCAAAATGGCTGGAATTATCAATACGGGTAGCTACCCAAAGGCTCTCTGGGAAGGCGTAAAAGCCTGGTGGGACAGTGCGGCTGCCGGCACACCCCAATACGCCCCGCTGCTGTTCAAGAAGGAAACCAGTACCAAGAACTACGAAGAGTATGTGCAGTCTGTCGGCCTCGGTCTGGCGACTGTTAAGCCAGAAGGCACCCCAATCTCCTTCGACGGGATGCAGCAAGGCTTTGTGGTTCGCGGCACTAACGTGGCATTTGGCCTGGGCATTATTGTCACTTACGAGGAACTGCAGGATAACCTCTATGTGAAGCTGACCAAAGGCCGTGTGGAGGCCCTGCGCCGCGCATTTGCAGAGACCAAAAACATCAATGCGACTAACATCTTCAATCGCGCGTTCAATGCCAGTTACAAGGGCGGCGATGGTGTGAGCTTGCTGAACACTGCTCACCCGAACTTCTCCTCTGGCACTTGGGCTAACAAGCTGTCTGTGGACTCGCAGTTGTCGCAGGCGGCCATTGAGGACATGCTGATCCTCATGATGCAGGCCAAGAATGACCGTGGATACATCGAGCCGCTGATGGGGGATAAACTGGTTGTTCATCCGAACAACTACTTCAACGCTGAACGCATCCTCGGCACTCCAAAGCAAGTCGGCAGCAATAACAACGACATTAACCCCATCAACACCCAGGGGCTGTTGCGCGGTGGTATTGTCAGCAATCCGTACCTCACTGGAACTGGCCCGTGGTTCATCACCACTAATGCGGCGGAAGGCCTGATCCATCAGGAGCGTGAAGCTCTCAGCATCTGGGAAGATAACGATGCTGACACCCGCAACTTCAAGGTTGGCGCGTATGAACGTTATACGTTTATCTGGGTCAATCCTCGCGGCCTGTATGGCAGCAATGCCAGCTAACCAGTTTGGATGACTTGATGCAATTATTTGCGCGGATTACTCCATCGTAATCCGCGCAAATTTCACCTTGAGGACTGACCTATGCAATCACTGACCACCCGAAGCCCTAATGGCCTGACCAATGCAGCTCCTTGGCAGGCCCTTGGCAATTTTGGCGCTCCTGATCCCACTTGGGCGCAGCTGTACGCCAATGATTTTATCACTTACACAGCAGCTGACTGGACGATTACTCTTGTCGGCACGACTCCCACGAACGCGCTTACTTCGGCTGATGGCGGAGCGCTGCTCACCACAACTAGCACAGGTGCGACAGACTCTTCCTTCCTGCAACTCACGACGGCCTCCTTCAAGCTCACCAGTGGCAAACGCACATTCTTCAAGTTTGCTGGCGCGCTCTCTGACGCTACTGCTTCTACGTTCATTGCTGGCCTGCAGAACATCGACTCCACTCCTCTCGATGCTACTGACGGCATTTGGTTCTTGAAAACGGCAGCGCAGACGGGCTTTGTACTGAAGTCAGTTGTGGGCGGGGTTATCACTAGCGCGGCTCTCCCAGCTGCCTGCGTGGCAGTCAATAATGTGCAATTCGAACTGGGCTTTGAAGTAGACCCGCAGGGGAATATCTTTGCGTTCTTCAACCCATCGACTGGCGCAAATGCTATCGCTTCTGGCCAGTTCCGCGGCCCTGTAGCCTCTATCATGGCCCCTTCCCTCACCACAGCCCTTCTTACTCCCTCCTTTGGGCTGCAGAATGGTGCGGCAGCGGCCAAAACCCTCACTACCGACTACATTGTCGCAGTGCGTGAGCGCTAACAGTCATGGCTAACGCTACCTCAATTCAACTGATGCTCGACGGGCCGCGCAATGCTGTCGTCAAGCTCGAAGGGGTGCTGGATACTTCTGACATAGCACAAACTGTTGTAGTAGATCCAGCAACTCTTTGCGGCATAGATAACACTCTTGCCGTGAAAGCTGCTGGCTTTACCATCGACCGAATTGTGTATAACGTGGAAGATACTCTAGCAGTGCTACTGTTCTGGGACGCTACTGTTCCAGTGAGTATTGAAGAACTTACTGGTCGTGGGCACATGGAGTATAGGCGCACCGGTGGATTACCCTCCAACGCAAGCGCAGGGAAGACCGGGAAAATCCTGATGGCTACTCAAGGGTGGGCAACAGGGGCAATCCTTTCCTACTCTGTGGTGCTGGAACTTCGCAAGACGCAATCGTAGTAAACTGGAGGCCACATGGCAGCAAAACCAAAGCACAAAACCCCATCGAAGGCCACAGCAGCTCCATCGGGGAAGACTGTTGTAGCATCCATGCAGGCTATGGCAAAGCAGATGAACGCCAAGGTGGCTTCCAGCTCCAAAAGCACCTCTGGGGCTAAGGGTAAGTAATGACTACCAGCGGCACTTACGGTTTCACAATGACCAGGGATGACATCATCGCAGGGGCCTTGCGGCTTGTTGGGGCATATGACCCCAGTGAAAGCATCCCTCAAGAGGACATTACAACTTGTGCGGTGGCCCTGAATTTGCTGGTAAAGGACTTGGCGCGGAACGAACTCCCGCTGTGGTGCGTGGTGGACGTGCCAGTTCCACTTCTTACTGGGGTCGCAGCGTATGACCTCTCCGCAGCCAGTGGTACTACTCTCCCATTGAGGGTTCTGGACTGCTACATACGGGACGCCGTAGGGAATGACACTCAGCTTACTGTCAACTCCCGATACGACTACGACAGGCTGGGGAATAAGCTCCAACCAGGCGTACCTAACCAGGTTTACTACGACCCGCAACTTGGCGCTGGGATGCTGTATGTGTATAATGTCCCCGCTGACGACACGCACACCTTGCACGTAGTGATTCAGCGGCAACTCCAAGACTTCAATCTTGCTACTGACACTCCCGACTTCCCGCAGGAGGCTTTTCGACTGCTCAAGTGGTGTCTGGCAGATGAGGTAGCACTAGAATATCAGACCCCAGCAGGCATGAGGCAGGAGATTGCCGCACGGGCCTCGCATCTGCGGGAGAACTACGCAGCATCGTTGCAGGAGCAGGTGTCAGTACGGTTTACTCCTGGTATGAGGGTTCGCTGAGATGTTGCCAGTCCTGTCAGCTCCGGCGACTTCCTACTTCTTGCGACTGGTCGCAGAAAAGACTGGGGTAGACTTAACTCAATCCCCTTCAGAGGAGCTCATCCGCTCCCTGATCATCGACTTTGAGACTCAGATGACTCAGGCTGTTGCCGATGGCCAGCTGGTGGATGACTCTCCTACCTATCCACTGTTCCATCATTTCGCTGATGGGGCATATGCAAGGGAGATGCATATCCCAGCGGGACATGTAGTAGTAGGAAAAATTCACAGACATGACCACTTCCACTTCCTCTCGAAGGGCAGAGTGACTGTCCTCACAGAAAAAGGTGGGTTGGAGGAATACACTGCCGGAGGAATTATGATTTCTCCTGCTGGTGTTAAACGTCTCCTTGTGACGCATGAGGATACAGTGTGGACGGTGATACACGTGACCAAAGAGACTAACTTGGGCAAAATTGAAGAAGCTGTAATCGCAAAAGATTTTGCAGAGCTGGGGCTTACAGTAGCTCCATTGCAACTTTTACTAACTAACACTGAGGAGGTATAATTATGGCTTGGGCTGCTATTGGAGGCGCAGTTGCGGGATCGCTTGTATCTAGTGCGCTGGCGCCAAGTTCTTCTGGAGCGGGATCTGGGGCAGCAGCCGCCGACCCATTTGCGAGTCAACGTGCTCAGTACCAGCCACAGCTTGCCTCTTTGATGAACTCAGGCGATCCATCTGCTGCGATGCTGCAACCTTGGTACAATTTCCGAACCTCTGACCCAAGTTACGCTTGGCGACAGCAGCAAGGAATGGACACCCTTCAGCGAGGGTTGGCGCAGACAGGCCAAACTGCCAGTGGGAATGAAATGGCCCAACTACAGCAATATGGCCAAGGGCAAGCCTCGCAGGAGTTTGCTAATGAGTTCAATCGTCAGCAGTCTGCCTATGGGAATCAGTATTCCCGGCTGGCGCA